TTTAATAGGTGTGTGACATTTTCCCCAGCTGTGGGTAAACAGTGGCACCCGTGCCTATCGCGGGGAACCCCACGCTTATGGGTTAAATAGGTACAAACCAAATGAAAATATGAGTTATACAGAATCAAACGATAAACTCATGTGCACTGGTGATGCTGGGACTAGCATTTCCAGAGGCGAGCAGACAGCGGGGTCTGACTCAACATCACGTGCTGGGGCATGTGATGGCTGGCGTTCACGATGGAGGATGTCAGGTGACCTAATCAAAGCTAAACTTGGATTTCGTAAGAGAAATTACAATGCGGAGAGGATGGAGCCTGAAGTAAACATCGGTTCTTCGTCAGAACCACTCAACCAAACAGAGACTAATCAAGAACTCATCTTAAACCCCAACAGGATGAGGAAAGGCGATATTGATCATGATTATGTTGATAATAGGCGAGAGTGGGTGGTGAAATCTACTGAAGGGATGGCTTCCCTGGTAGGTGTAACCAAGAAATACACTGTTCAATGCAAGGCATTTAACGTTAGTGTGACGGTAGGAAGTACAGTAGGAGTAGTTGGTTTAATGAGTGGTGTAGGTGCGATAGCGTGCGTACCACTCGCAGCAGGCGTTGCCACGACATGGGTTGTCAAGGCAATGAGAGAGTCATCAAGAAAGCCAGAAGGTGTAGATGTGGCTTTGACGATACTCAATGGTGATCTAGAACTTGGAGATCCCATTCCTGCAGCCCCCCGCGTTGAGGGTATCAACGAAGTTGGTTCAGTCCAAACCAATGCCGGCTCAACGGGATCAGGAGATCCGTTTGAGTCGGGAGTGGGATCCGAGGTGATTGCAGTCAGGCGGGAGAAAACGTTCTTCAAGCCTAGGCCAAAACACCGTGGAAAGATACCACTCGCGGCAGGTGAAGTCGCAGCTCTGTTGAAGATCAAGCACGTCGGGTTAGAAGATACTCGGGAAAATAGATTGTTAATACGTGCAGATGCAGGGCGAAAGGCAGAGGCTTTACGCAGGGAGGGATTCGAGAATTGGGAGAACATGCGCAACATAGATTTGTTGAATGTAATTATGCATGCTTCCCAAATGTATTGGATTCTCACGAACGATGAGGAATATGTTGGGGAACTTTATGACCATCGAACAATGCGTAGCCTAAGACGTCGTAGAAATGAACTTTTTGCGGCGCAAACACCTAGATAGGGAAGCTTGGCCGAGCATTCCGGAACAACCACTAAATCTAAGATTCCAACGGATCAAGTAAGTATAGATTTAGAGAAAGGAGAGAGATTCCGGATTAGCAGAGCCAGGCAGGTAGGGCGCTCAAAGAGGCCCAGATGCTATTACCGAATAAATGGAGGTAATGGCCCCGATTGGGACATTCCCAATAACGACATTGATACAGTATCCCATGCTGTCCTTGAACGCGTATTTTTCGTCAAGGATGGTAATGGGCGTTACCGGCGCGCTCCCAAACCATGGAGCCATGATTCTATAACCACGCCAGGTAAACGTGTACCTCAGGCCAGGAGGTACGTACAGGACAAGTTGTCACATTTCAACCGTGAAATGGAGAGATGTTCAAAGATTAACGGAGTAGTCAGCCCGTGCACGAACCAAGAGTTCTTAGAGTGCTACGGTGGGGCGAAACGCAAAATTTACGAACAATCGGTTGAAAGTTTGGAGTTTAACCGACTTCAAGCACGTGATAATAAAGTGAAAGTATTTACAAAGGATGATTACTTAAAGCCAGACGGGGCACCTCGGGCGATACAGCCACGAAGTCCACGTTTCAATGTCTGTTTGGGTAGGTATCTAAAAC